TATAAAGGAAAATTATCTCCTAAAGATTACGGAAACGTTTTAGTAGCTATAGCAGCCGAATACAACGATGCACTACTTGTAGTAGAGAATGCAAATATTGGATGGGCTACAATAGAACAGATACTAGAAAGAGAATACAGGAATTTATACTATAGCGCTAAAAGTCAAATGGATACTGTAGAATCATATATGACTAAATACGAAAGAGATCAACTAGTACCAGGCTTTACAATGTCGGTTAGAACAAGGCCGTTAGTAATAGCTAAAGCAATGGAGTATGTACGTGAGAAAGCTGTTACGATACAGTCTAAACGTACTTTAGGTGAGATGAGAGTATTCGTATGGAAGAACGGTAAACCACAGGCACAGACAAATTATAATGATGATTTACTAATGGCACTTGCTACAGCACTGTATGTTAGGGATACTGCATTAAGACTAAGACAACAGGGAATGGACCTAGCTAGAGCACAATTATCATCATTTACTAATCTCAATGCAAAAAACCAAGCTGTTATATCAACAGTTGCTTCCCAAGGAAATAATCCGTATATTGTTAAAACACAACACGGCCAAGAAGATATCTCTTGGTTAATTGGATAAACCATATTTATAAATAAACTGTATAGATGGCAGATACTTCACTATTTAAAAGACTAGGTAGACTTTTTTCTTCCGATGTAGTAATAAGAAACATCGGAGGTGACCAACTTAAAGTTGCCGACGTAAATCAGATACAAACCACAGGTAGGTATCAAACTAATTCTTTAATAGATAGATTCTCAAGACTCTACATCTATAATAATAAGAATATATTCAACCCCAATCTGAATTACCAGACACTTCGTATACAGTTATATTCTGACTACGAAGCAATGGATACCGATCCACTAATTGCTTCTACCCTAGATATACTAGCAGATGAAGCAACTCTCAAGAATGACATGGGAGAGGTACTTTCCATTAAATCTTCAGATGAAAATATACAAAAAGTACTTTACAATTTATTCTATGATGTACTTAATATAGAATTTAATTTATGGTCATGGACTAGAAATATGTGTAAATACGGTGATTTCTTCCTAAAATTAGAGATTGCAGAAGAATTTGGAGTATACAACGTACTACCTTATACTGTTTACCATATGACTAGACAGGAAGGACTTGACCCAGAGAATCCAGGTAAGGTCACTTTCCAATTAGATCCCGATGGATTAGCTTCATCACAGGATCCTAACTATATGCCTAAAAGTAACAAAAAGGTAGTAGAGTTTGATAACTACGAGATAGCACACTTCAGATTAATATCGGATACTAACTACCTACCGTATGGTAGATCTTTTATTGAACCAGCTAGAAAGATATTCAAACAACTTACTTTAATGGAAGATGCGATGTTAATACACCGTATCATGAGAGCTCCTGAAAAGAGAACATTTTATGTTAACGTTGGACAGATACCTCCTAACGAAGTTGAGCAGTTTATGCAAAAGACTATCAACACGATGAAAAAGACACCGTATGTTGACCCTCAAACAGGGGATTACAACTTACGTTTCAATATGATGAATATGATGGAAGACTTCTACCTACCGGTTAGAGGAGGAGATACATCAACAAAAATCGAAACTACTAAAGGATTAGAGTACGATGGTACAAACGATATAGAATACCTTAGAGATAAGATGTTCGCAGCATTAAAGGTACCTAAAGCATACTTCGGTTACGAAGGAGACTTAAACGGTAAAGCAACCTTAGCAGCAGAAGACATTAGATTCGCTAGAACAGTAGAAAGACTACAGAGAATAATGGAATCTGAGTTAACTAAGATAGCTCTGGTACATCTGTATACTCAAGGATTTAAAGGTGAGTCACTTACCAACTTTGAAATTAGTCTTACCAACCCGTCTATAATCTTTGAACAAGAGAAAGTAGCATTATTAAAAGAAAAGGTAGATTTAGCATCACAGATGTTAGATACCAAACTATTCCCTACAGACTACATATACGATAATATCTTCAACTTATCAGAAGACCAGTATATGGAAATGAGAGACCTAGTAACTGAGGATAAAAAGAGATTATTCAGAATTACACAGATAGAAAACGAAGGAAACGATCCTGCTAAATCAGGTAAGTCCTACGGTACACCACACGACTTAGCGTCACTATATGGACGTAGACAAGGTGATCAAAAAGGTATGCCATTTGGTAAAGTACCTCCTGGATACGAAGACGATACACCAGGTATAGGTAAAATAGGACCAGAAGGTGGTAGACCAAGAATAAAAGCATCACACTACGGAACTAATGACGGCCTAGGAGGAAGAGACCCTCTTGGTAAACACGGAATGGAAGGTGGATTTGACTCAGATAACGAAAACGTTAATGAACAGGACGGTGCAGCTAAAGTAGATAATACATTAGCTAGATCACTTTTCTATCAAAATAGAGACATTTTCTCTGAAAAGAAGCAAATTATCTTTGAAAGTAAAGAAAAAGAAGAGGATAAGTTACTTGATGAATCACAAATCAAGGATTTAGATAATTAATCACTATTTATAAAGGTAAGGTGTACTACGTGTACAACAAAACAATAGAATAATGCGCATTAAACACAGTAAGTATAAAAATACCGGGCTAATATTTGAATTGCTTGTCAAGCAGATTGCAGCAGATACCTTAAATAAAAAGGACTCTGCAGCTGTAAGCATTTTAAAAAACAACTTCACAGGAAGAACAGCTTTGGTACGTGAATTCAAATTGTATGAATTTATTCTCAAAAACAAATCAGTATCACAATCTAAAGCAGAGTCTATTGTATCGACTATTATAGAGGTAGCTCGCACTATAGATAGAAAGGTACTTAAAAAACAAAAATATAGTTTAATAAAAGAAATAAAAGAGAGTTACGACTTAGATGAGTTCTTTTCTATTTCTGTTAAAGACTATAAACCATTAGCAGCTTTGTTCTGTTTGATGGAAGCTCATAAAGTTACCGATGTAATAGATCCTAATTTCCTAGTTGATAATAAGACTACTATATTAGAACACCTAACTAAAGAGCAACAAAACAGAAAATTAGTAAGAGATACGTTAATCGAAGAGTATTCAAAATACGATAAAGATTTAAAACTTCTTACATTCAAAATACTATTAGAGAAATTTAACTCTAAATACGGTACGCTACTTCCAGAACAGAAAAATATATTAAAAGAATTTATTACTTCAGTTGATTCATCTACTAGATTAAGAAACGTAGTTAATGAGGAATTTAAGAAATTAAAAAATGTTCTTGATAAAATAAAAGCAACGGTAGAAGATGAAATCGTTTCTATTAAGCTACAGGAGATTACAAAAGCAATCAAACCAGTAGATAAAACAAAAAGAGTAACTGATGATCATCTTGTAAATATAATGCAGTATTACGAATTGATTAAGGAACTAAAGTTACTATGAAAGTAAGCCAGCTTAAGGAACTTATTAAAGAAGTATTACAGGAATTGAATGAACAAAGTGCTACCAATGCTGGTGGTGCTTCTTTTACACCCGGTACAGGAGCGCAATATGCGACTCCTAATGCTTTTTCTAAGAAAGGAAAAAAGAACAATGCAACTAAGTATGCAGAGAAACTTGGATATAAAGTAGCTAAAACAAAAAAAAGACCATATAACACTAAAATGTTTGACTATCTAGATGAGAACAATACAAGAAAAATATAACGCAATATTAGAGGGTAACTTCTCTAAGTCTCAATTTGTTAAAGATGCAAAGAGAGAATTATCTCAATTCCTATCTCCATTCAACGGATATGAAGATACAGTAAGTATTCTTAAAAGCAAAGGAATAATATTCGAAGCTGCAAAAAAAGAAGTACCACACTACGACAAACCAGAACCTGGTTACTCTATCGAAACTATCGAAAGAGGAGTAGATTACGAACTAGAAGGAATGGGACTAATGTCTCAAGAAACAGTATCAGAAGAAGATTACGCTAAGGCTAAAC